TAGCGGATAAGTTCATCACTACGGGGCAGGAAAAGGAAGAGTTCAAAGCGGAAGTACAGAAGGAAGTGAACCGCCATATTGAGGCAATGGCAACGGCTCAGAACACGGAGTTAGAAACGCTGATGAAGGATATGGATTCGGCACGTAACCGTGAGATTCAGATTGCAACGTCTGACAAAGCACCAATGATTAACAAGATCATTCAGCCTATATTGGCATTGTTGTTATTGGGTTCGTGCTTTGTAATGTGGTACACGATTCTATTCAAAGACATTCCACAGGAAAAGGAAATGTTGGTTGCAGGTATTGTCGGATCACTTACGACTATTGCAATGGGTGTTGTTGGTTATTACTTCGGTTCATCTATTGGCAGTCGGAATAAGCAGGATCAGTTAGATAAAATGATAAACAAGTAATTTTACTTGCCGTACAATGTTTCTCTGATCAATTCATAGGTGGCATTTTTTCCGAGATCGGACGGAGTGAAGCGCAATATACGCCATCCGAGCCGTGTCGCTTCGTTGTATTTCTCCATGTCCTTAACAAAGCCTGAGCCACGTGTATGCCGTCCTCGTGTCCATACACCGCCCTCAATCTCAATAGCGACTTTGTGACGTGGAAAGCAGTAATCAAATCTCCATTTGCGTTTGTCGTGGAATTTATACTCTGCTTCTGGCGTTTCAATGTCGAACGCTCTGAGTGTTTCGGTGAATAGTTTGTATGTCATTCAATTTAGTTTATGATTTCATCCCTATCTGAGTAATACGGTTAGATAGGTCTGTATTTATAGCGCATATAAGCTAGTTACATGCAATTTTCCAACGCACACCGAAGAACGTACTCTCCAACATTGGGGTCAACGCAATTACGAATAATTTGGTCTTTTCTATGTTTCATTTTATATGGTCGCAAGTCGAAATAACCTTTTTCAGAACTACCTCTTTCATTGTGCGTAAGTCCGTCTTTAATTTCAGTTTGTGGTATTTCAAAGTTTGCCCAAAATAAGTGTCTGCCAAGTTTAGTTGTTGGTTTTACAAATGGTTCGTAGTAAGGTTTTACATTTTCCACCACAAACTTTATATCCGTATTTTTTGTAAAGTTCTGTAAAAAGATTATTTCTGCCCACAATCTCATATCAGGCATTACTGCATCATAACTTCCACTTTTACTTGCCATCATTCTTACTTTGCTGTGGCTTTGGCATGGTGGGCTACTCCATATAAAATCAAACTCTCTCCAATGTTTAGCCAAATATTCGTGTGCATCAGCAACAATAACATTGTCGTTTGGGTGTAATTGCTTATAAACATTAGCAATCTCCTCATTGTATTCTATTGCGGTAACTTCTACATCTTTCCAATGTTTTCTGTTGCCCCCAATTCCTGCAAATAAATTCAATACTTTCTTCATATTATATTTTTAATTTTTACTAATCCAACACACAAAAACTGCATGTAACACCACCCATACGCAAGTTTTGTGAAAAACAAAACCTGACGTATAGCTGTAAACGTTAGGTGCAAGTTTAAAAATTTATAAAAATTCCAACGCACCCTGTTGTGTGTTTAGCCTTCTCATAATTCCCATAGCCGTATCAAGTATAGTTTTACCAGCTTCAAAATCCACCAAGTTTCGTGCAATTTTATCTTTCCTTTGTTCGCCTTTATAACTACTTAAATCAATTTTATGAAACTCACAAAGTTTTTTCACTTCATCTGTACCGGTTCCAACTTGTACGTGTCTATTCGTTAAAATTGTAGGCAAAGTAAAATTGCACCAATACAAATGCCTTCCACGTTTTTGAGCCGGTATTAATGGCTCGTAATAAGGTATAACATTCTCAACCACATATCTACCCTCAAAATAATTATTAAGCAGCAATATTTCTTGGTATAAAGTCATATCGGGGTATTCTGCTTTATAAACATCATCATTTCTGCCTTTCGCTTGGTTAAACCTGATACGGCTATGGGTCGGGCAAGGTGGGCTTGTCCAAATGAAATCATACTCTTTGTAGTGTTCCAATAAAAATTGGTGTGCATCTGCTACAATTACAGTATCATTTGGAAATCTTTCTTTGTACATCCTTGCTAATTCGGGGTCAAGTTCTACTGCCGTTATTTCGTGTTCTTCGCCCCATAGGTATCTATTTCCACCTAAACAAGCATATAAATTAAGTATTTTCATTCCTTTGCTATTTTTATAAATTTTTAAACCAGACACCTAACAGCATCTTAGCGCAATTCCCTTCCCACAAGCCACCGCAAACTGCGCCAATCTGCAAAACGTTATGTGCCACCTCTGCGAGATTCGAACTCGCACCGATCCAAATCAATGGACACGCTACCCTACTCAGTATTCATTCCTGATTACGCCAAGAGGTGATATTATCGGCACGTGTCGCCCTTCCAGTTGATCAGATACCGCCCTGTACTATCCACGTGAAAGGCATCAACGTAGGTCGTGTCGATTCGATATGACGGCAGGGTGTTTGGTTTGTGTGTCATCCACGCGCCTAGCAATAACGCAGCGGATAACGCGATAACGTACATGGCTAGGATCACAAGTCCTAAGTGTTTCCAGTCTTTCATTTGATTCGAGTTATGAGTGTGTGAATGTTGTCTTTTTCTAGTATCATCTTGGCTGATAATTTAATGCCTTTACGTTTGGCGTACATATAAGCCGCTGATTTAATTACGCTGTGTCGTCCGTAGTATTGCCTAGAGTCGTTTTTACTCAGCGTTCCGAAGTAATATTTATCGTGATAATGTTTCATGTTTGCAAAAAATGGGTAATCTAATGAATCATCACTTAAAACCTTGTGATTATCTCTCCTATTTACTAATTCAAACCCGAATGAAATCATTGTGTTAATCAAATAGGTTTCTTCGTCTCTCGCCTCTTTTTCAGTTTCATGATTAAATACAACATCCAAAATTGGCATTTTATTTTCTGAAATAAGAGAATCAATCCATTTCCTTTTTTCTTTACTTGCGTATTCAGTCATGTGCTGAGTTAATCGCAAAGTAGGATTCTTAGACATACCAACGTATTTGACGTGGTTATTTCTGGGGTCTGTAAGTGTATAGACGTAGTACATAGTTACTTGTTTACAACGATAAACTTAGTTCCGTCTAGCGTTACAAATTCAACTTTCTTTTCTTTGATCTGCTTATAAGCCCACGCTAAGGACTTACCATGTGCATTAGCATACTTGCTAACCGACATTAGTTTATTGGTGTCTATCTTCATGTTTGCAAAGATATAACATATTACATGATATATCCTAATGTTTTGTGAAATAAATTTATTTTCGCTGTAATTAGCGTAAAAATAGCGATTTGCGAAATTTGCAATAAATATTTAGTGTAATATGTTGCACATATCAAATCTTGCCGTATCTTTGACCTATCAAATTAATCAAACAAAAAAACAACCACGTCATGAAACCAGAAGTAATTAGATGCGAAAGATGCGGAGAAGTTCTTAATCCGAGTAAAGTTAAATGGCTTGAACTTTCATCAACAGATGGCAATTATTATACGACACTACCAATTAATCACGTATCTCAGGGATCATTTAGTTTTGGCACAACCTGCGCAACAACTGAAATCAAACAAACAATACAAAGAATCAATAACTAACACGTGGTTGTGTCGGGGTCGGGAAACCGCCCCGTTACAACCGCACTAACCAAAAAACAACCAACATGAAAACAATCTACATCGTAGTGTATCAGCACAAATTAACAAAGAGGATATTTTTAACGGGAGTTAACCACGACACATTTGAAGATGCAGTCAAGTCAGCAAGTACCAGTAGTATAGACATTACGCCTCTTGACATTATTTCAATGGAAATCAATCTTACTAAATATAACAACCAATGAACGACGAACCAATTTACGAGACCGTAACCGTTGACATTCACAATGACGGCATGACCATCCACAAGACGTGGCAGGTGACATTTGAGATTGATGAATTCTACTCACCCAAGACATTTGATCAGCCATCGCATAGTGAAGCGGATGTAATTGATCATGACATCCCCACAGATATGCCAAAAGAGTTGGTAGATATTTGCCGCGATTACGCATTTCAACAATACCTAAACAGATAACAACATGAGATCACTTATCAAATTATTTGGGACACCGACGAAGAAAAATACGGTTAAATCCGTTCAGCCGAAGTTGCGGATTTCGCACACGGTCTACCCTAAATCAAGAATAAAATACGCGCAGGATTTCCCTTGCAATTCGGCACAATTTTAATAAATTAGCAAACTAACTAACTAACCGAAAAATGGACAACAAAAAAATCTACGCCAAACTTTTGGCAGTACAGAAAGAGTTAACACCGATTGCGAAAGACGCAATCAACCCACATTTCAAATCGAAGTATGCTACACTTCCTGCAATCCTCAGCGCGATCAAGCCGATCTGCTCAAAATTAGGATTGGTTGTTACACAACCTATTATGAATGATCGCGTGTACACGGTTATATCAGACAGCGAAACTGGTGAAGTATTGGAATCAAACATCGCACTACCAACGAACCTTAACGCGCAACAGGTAGGCTCTGCCATTACTTACTTCCGCAGATACACGTTGGCGTCATTGCTATCATTGGAAATCGAGGACGATGATGGAAATGCAGCAACACCAACACAACCAACGGCAGCACCTAAGTCTGATGATAACCGCGCATGGTTGACTGACAAACAATTCAACGATGCCATGATCAGAATCAGCAACGGGGAGCGTGAGTTATTCGACAAACTTGTTGCAAATTTTAAGATGAAAAAAGAATACAAGAAACAATTGGAGGACGCAGCTAACACTTTTTAATCATGGAAATCACATCACTCTTAAATCTCAACCCAACAAATAAACAGGAGGCGGAATCGTTCGCCTCCCGACTTACCCTATCCGTTCAGGAAGGACAGATAAACCCTCTGGAATTGCACGTAAAGTTGAACGCGATGAAGAAGGCTATTGAAGATGTTCAGCGCAATACACGCGACTTTGTGATGTCTGAGGCTAACAAATACCATGAGCGTTCATTCGATGCGTTCACCGCTAAGATTGAGAAAGCGGAAACAGGCGTTAAATACGATTACTCCGTATGTTGCGATCCTGAATGGCAACTGGCATTGCAACACGAAGAAGAGTTTGCAGAACAACGTAAGCAGCGTGAAGCATTTCTGAAAACACTCAAAGCCCCTATTAACGTAGTATTGGAAGACGGGGAATGTATAACGATTAATCCGCCTGTTAAGTCTTCCACATCATTCATCAAAGTAACGCTGAAATAATGGCGACAAAAGTAATAGCAGGAACATTTGAAGGCATCCGCACCCTTCAGGATAGATCGGTTAAACTGACATTTACTACTCAGGAGTTAAATCCTTCCGATGTTGGCGATCTGTTTTCGTTTCAGAACAAGTTCTGTAAGATCATGATAACGGATGCTAATGTTGTTCAGGCTAACGTCATGAAGGAGGTTGAACTTGCTGAGGTTGAATCGTGGGAGAAAAGTAAAAGCCCTGCGCAACGATTGCGCGGTGTGTTGTTTCTGCTTTATAGTAAAGATTCGGCAGGGCATCCAGACTTTGACAGTTACTACAAATCGAAAGTTAACGGAATCATTGAACACTTCAAAAGTAAGATAGACGCATAACAGGGGGCGTGAGGTGTCGCGCTGAGTCGATTTACCGAACTAGATATTTGCCGCAGCGGAGAAAACCCGCCCTGTTTTTAACCAAATAAAACCAACACTATGAAAAACCGACGACAAGCCATCATGATTACCGCGCTCCGTGAGATGATCGCAGGGAAGAAGATCACAGCACTAGACTACGCGAAACGATACCACACGACACGACTGGGAGCGCGTATATTCGACCTGCGTGAAATTATCAGCGAATCAGATAATGCTTTCTATATCTGCTCTGACAAACTGAAGGACAAATACGGGGAGATGTATTACAATTATTACATACCATTGTATTCACGTAAGTCCGCAAAAATCTTGCTAAAAAAGTTGGAGGGAAAGAAATAATTACTATCTTTGACCAGTCGATTGAACCCGACTAGAAAAATGAACGTCAAAAGCAACTTTTCAAAAAATACCCATCAGGAGTACTGATTCACTTGAGCGCGTTCATGCTCGGTTCAAAAGTGATGAATTCGACTGATGGGTTAAATATTTATAGCTATGGCTACTGAATTACATTGGTTTCCACTTTATTGGCAACGCTTTACTATTGGCACTCTTGACTTCAATACTGAGGAAGTTGGCGCATACATCAGGCTTTTAATCTATGAATGGGATAAAGGATTTGTGCCAGAAAACGACAAAGAACTGAAGAGAATTTCAGGAGTTTCCGTGAAAAAATTGGAGAAAGTTTTGAAAAAGTTCAAAAAAAGCGATGGAAAATATTTCAACGACAGGCTAGAAAAGATCCGAGAAGAGCAACACGAAAAAAGCGTAAGTTATTCAAACAGAGGCAAGAACGGAGCGAGCGCACGATGGCACAAGGATAACTCAAGCAATGCACAAGCAATGCCTGAGCAATCCTTAAGCAATGGCATAAGAGAAGAAAAGAACAAAGAAGAACAGAAAAGAGAAAAGGTTATTACGCCAATTCATTTTGATAGATTCTTTTCCACGGAGGCAGACAGAATGTTAGTGATCAAATACACAACATCACTAGGCATTAAATATCATGATGTAAGATTCAAACTTTACATTGAGTCCTATGATGCTAGCTTTGCCATGACGCATGAAAACGGAGATTACAACAAATGGAAACAATACCTCAAATACTTCTTTGAAAACGGGGAGTACAAGAAAGTTAAAATTCCGTACGAACATCAGGAGAAAATAGTTTACAGATGAGCAAAGCACAACAATTAATGGCTCTGGGCATTCCACTGAAGAAATTCAGCGGAACGACAAAGACGATCTGCCCTAAATGCAGCCATACGCGAAAGAAGAAAACAGACCCGTGCTTATCCGTTGACGTGGATAACGGGCTGTACCATTGCCACAACTGCGATTGGAAAGGTGGAGTATCGGCAAAGCCTGAGAAAACATACACGATGCCGACATTTAACAAAAACCACACAAACCTACCAGACAAGGTGGTTGAATGGTTTAAAGGTCGCGGAATTCGTCAGCAAACGCTGTTAGAATGGAATATCGGCTATCAGGAGGAGTGGATGCCTCAGGCTAACGCAAAATGCCGTGTAATCGCGTTTAATTACTTTTTAGGCGGAACGCTGATAAACCAGAAATTCCGCACGGCAGACAAGCACTTTAAAATGGTTAAGGATGCCAAACTGATTATGTACGGTCTGGACAATATACGGGAGGTTAACGACCCCGTTGTAATCTGCGAGGGTGAAATTGACGCGCTATCAATTTATCAGTCTGGTCATACTCAGGTATTGTCCGTACCGAACGGAGCGTCAAAAGGGGCGCAACTGGAGTACATCGATAACTCACTAGACCAGTTAGACCCCGTTAAAATGTTCATTATTTGGACGGATAACGACGATGCAGGGTTAGCACTACGAAAAGAATTGATCCGCAGGTTAGGAGAAGAGCGTTGTAAGATTGTTAAATCGGAACTAAAGGACGCGAATGAGGTTCTGATAAAGCACGGAGAAACGGAGATCAACCGCCTGATTGAATCGGCAACCCCTGCGAAGTTATCGGGGATCGTTTACACGTCCGATATGAACGACGAAATTCTGAGCCTATACGAGAACGGGATGCCGAAAGGGGATGCAACTGGTACGGAATTAGACCGTCTGATAACTTGGGAGAAATGCCGCCTTACAATGGTTACTGGAATTCCTTCGCATGGCAAATCGGAGTTCATAGACTTTATTCTGGGGCGTTTGGTGTGTTTCAAAAGCTGGCGCGTTGGTTATTACAGTCCTGAGAACTATCCGCGTGCGTTACACGTTTCCAAGATCATCGAAAAGATTATCGGTAAATCATTCCGATCAGGCAACAACATCAGCCGAATGAATGAATTGGAATTGCGAACGGCTCAACAGTACATGGAGGATCGTTACTTTTTCATCAATCCTGATAACGAAGATTTCAGCGTTGATTCAATATTAGAACACGCCAAAAAGCTAGTGCGCAGACACGGAGTCAATGCCATTGTAATTGACCCTTACAACAAGTTAGAACACAACCTGCAACGCGGAGAAAACGAAACGGCATACATCAGTAAGCTACTGGATAAGATCATTATGTTTTGCCAGAACAACCAATGCCATGTATTTTTAATCGCTCACCCGACTAAGATGCGCAAAAAGGAAGATGGCACGTTTGAAGTTCCGACAATGTACGACATCAGCGGCTCGGCTCACTTTTACAATAAGACCGACAACGGGTTAACGGTGTATCGCGATTTTGATTCTGGGCGCGTTTCAGTTCACGTTCAGAAGGTGAAGTTTAAGCATATTGGTCAGGCAGGTGTTCAGGAATTCTTTTACTCCCTGCAAAGTGGACGATATTACAACGCAGGCGAGGATCAAACGAACTGGATTAACTTACCCGAACAATCAGCACTTTCAGCCAATACTAACTTTCTAAACACGACAACAGATGACGAACCTTTCCCATTCTGAGAATGAACTAATCAGCAGCGGATATTTTTCCCGTTGCATAGACCTTGTAAAGTCAATGGAGATTGACGAGGTGCGCAAACTAGATAACACCAGTGCCAACTATCAGCGATTCATTGACACGATTAAACTGATAATGGATTGGCGTACTGATCGCCTTCACGGATTTGAACTTGAATTTAATGCCGATTACACATCACTAAAAAAACTATCTTTATGAACACCGAAACAACAGTACCGTACCAAAACGAATTAAAAATTGATGCCGCGTTTCATGCCGCGCAGGAAATATTTGGATTTCCGAAAGAATTGATTCAATCCGCAACGCGAAAGGCTGAAGTAGTAACAGCGAAAAGATTCATTTCACATTTTCTTCGATGGAATAGCGACCTTAGTTTTTCGCAGATTGCTGAACATTTGAATCTGACACACGCAACAATCTTGCATCACAATCTGAAGCATTTCGATCTGGTAGAAACTGACAAACGATATGCAATGCAATATGAGATGTTTGCGGCTATTGCATCGAAGCACAAAGAGCCGAAGACGCTAGACACTATTCTACGAGACATTGAATACAAGATCGGATCGTTGTTACGGGAGCGCAGAAGCATTAAAAAGATGATGAAAGAATTTAACGCGTGATTTGCTAATTAAATAAATTTAACTATTTTAGCGACATGAAAGAAAACCCGACGACGACTTACGGATTTGAACTTATGGCAATTGGTGAGCAGAAGCAAATCCAACGAACAGCAGCCAAAGTAAGACCGATGATCAGTTATTACCACAAGAAATATCCGCACCTGCGATTTACAACTAAATCACTAACTGCCGAAAACGCCTGCATCGTTACTCGTGTCTCGTGATAAGATCATATCCGAACTGTACCAATCCTCCGAAGTTAAAGAAGCGGCTAAATCTTTGTCCCCGAATAATTGGAAGGAATTACGTCAGATCGGTTTCATGGTTTTATGCGAACTGCCAGAGGAATCACTAATAGGCATGGCATCGGAAGGACGGTTGAAGAATTATCTGTTCCGTACTATGTGGAATCAGGCGAACAATTCACGCACACCGTTCAGACGCAATAATTACAATGAACAAGTGTATGTTCAAATTGAAGAATTAGAAATCGAAGCGGATGAATCCGAAGGGAGTTACATTAACATTCCAGAGTTCAATGATTTCATTATTTATTGTCTGGAGTTGATCGTAACAAATGAAGACCCTGTTAAATTGGCTGCGGAGGTGACATATCAGTATTACACGTATGAGCCTATCCGTAAGCGGTCATATGGGGAGTTTAGCACTTTAACGGGAATCAACAAGGCAACCATATCGAAGTATATTCAACTAATCAAAACAAAATTCAAAGATGAAACGGATCGGACTGGTATTTAATTGGATTCCGCTAACGTCAGAAGCCGAGCCGATCAGACCTGCAAACGGGATGGATTGGTATCGCTTAGTCATGCCTTACTTCTCATTGCAGGATGAATACACAATCGTTACGCTATCCGAAACAGACTTTGACGTTAACCCGTTGGACTGTGATATTTACGTGATGAACCGAAGCCGCGAATATTTCAGAGCGGAGCGTGTGAAGAAAGAAGGAAAGAAACTAATCATAGACATAGACGACTTCTGGACACTTCCGACATGGCACGATCTGAACCCGAAGAAGATGCAAGAGCGGTTGAAGGTTTACGAAAAACAGAAGGACGTTGATCAGATTGCATTGAATCAATACAGACGTTTAACCAACCTTGAAACCAATGCAGAGGCAAATATCATTAAGTCAATGCAGATTGCCGATGTGGTGACGTGTACAAATGAACAACTGGCGGAGAAAATTAAACCGATCAATCCAAATGTTCACGTTATCCGCAACACGATTCACAAATCATTTCAGCAATACACGAAGGATAAACAGCGTTCAAAGCGTTTGACGTTCGGATGGCTCGGTGGTTCGTTTCACTTGCGAGATGTGGCGTTAATGTTTAACGGCATTACGAAGTTACACCGCGACAAAGCGGAAGCAGGAAAGTATCAATTCCTTTCATCGTACAATGGAGATTCTGGCGAATACCGTGAAATTGAGAAAGTGTTCACGTGTAATTATTGTTACGTGTCTGCTGAATACGCGCAATTACTTAAATATAACAAGCCCGTATCTATTCACATGGGACTGAACGAAAACTACCGAAGACTGTGGAATGTTCCTGTAACGGAATACGGGTTACTGTATGAGAATATCAACGTAGCATTGATACCATTGCAACACGGCACATTTAACAGCATGAAATCAGAGTTGAAGTTAGTTGAGGCAGGAATGACGGGATGTGCGGCTATTGTGTCAGATGTGATGCCGTATTCAAAGTGGCTGAAGCATGGTAAGAATTGCCTAGTAACTGAAGGGACAAATGGATGGTACACGGCATTTAAGATGCTACTGAATAACCCGAACCTTTTGGAAGATGTTCGCTCAGGATTAGCGGAAACAATCGAAAAGGAATTTAACAACGAAACCGAAGCACAAAAACTGAAAGAGATATGTCAAAGATTGGCGTAGGAATCACCACAACCGACAAAAGACCGAAGCACCGCGACTACTGGTTTAAGTTACTCGAATCAGGATTGTTCGAGGGGATGAAAATTTACTTCGCGCATAATCACACGTCAGTAGCAGAGGCGAAAAACGATTGCCTCCGTAACTTATCCGACTGCGATTACGTTTTTCTATTTGATGACGATACATTTCCCATTCAACACGATTGGGCTGAGTTTTTCATTAAACACAGCATTGAATCAGGTAATCAGCATTTCAGTTATCTGCGCTCCGTTCATCACATACGGCTTGTTAAAGCAGTCGGAAGCATTGGAGTGTATAACAACTCCGCAGGATGCATGATGTTCATGACAAAGGCTTGTATTGAAGCGGTGGGAGGATATGACGAAAGATTCAAAACATACGGCTATGAACACGTGAACTATTCGGATCGTATTCATAAGTCAGGCGCAACTGGATCACGTAACGTCTGCCCGATTGGTGCTGATGAATATCTTTATTCAATGGATTTGGATTCATGGAAGGAATTTGACTTTATCCATCACCCGACATTATCGCCTGATGTGATGTATAAGTCAGTTGGCGATAATCATAAAGTATTTATGGAAACCGAACCGACAATTTACCTGCCTTTATGAAACGCATCCTGATTAAATACACATCACGTTCACGTCCTGAGAACTTTGAACGCGGATTAAAGTCGATAATTGATAACGCCAATGAACTCAATGAACTGCGTGTATTGGTATCGTTGGATTCGGATGATGATAAGTTGAAAGAATACGAAGACTTGTTGCAGAAATATTACGACAAAGTATTTATCAAAGTTTATATTGGCAAATCGAATAATAAGATTGACGCAATCAACCGCGATATTGATACTATCAAATTTGACTGGCATATTCTGGTAAACTTCAGCGACGATCAAATATTCACCGTTAAAGGATGGGACGATATTGTACGGCATTGGGTAAAGCGTGACACATTTGTACACTTCCCTGACCCAAATCAATCTACACTTGCAACGATGTCTATTATGGATCATATCTACTACGAACGATTCAAATATATTTATCATCCCGATTATCAATCGGTGTACTGCGATAATGAAGCGCAGGAAGTGGCGATTAAATTACAACGCTACATTAAATCGGATTTTTGTATCTTTGATCACCTTCACCCTGCATGGGGAAAAGCACCGAATGACCGACAATATCTTTTAACCGAACATCCGCAAGTTCATCACCGCGACAAACTAACCTACGAACGAAGAAAAGCTAACAACTATGATTTACTCCCAGAATAACGAGCAACAGATCATTCTCGAATACTTCAAAGATTTCAAAGGTGGTTTGCTTGACATCGGTGCGAATAATGGCAAGACCTTTAGCAACTCACTAGCATTGATCGAACGAGGATGGGGTGCTGATCTTGTAGAGCCGTCACCGTATGCGTTTGAACTGTTAAAGAAATTACACGATGGCAACGACAAAGTATCATGCCACAATCTGGCAATAGGATTGTACACTGAAGAGGTGACACTTCACATGAATGAACCGCACATTCCTAACGATGTAAGCCTGTTAGCAACGACAAAGCCCGAAGAGAAAAACAGATGGGGCGCATTGAAGTTCAATGAGGTTAAAGTATCGCAATATACATACAGCGACTTTGCAGGGGAAGTTAAATACGACTTCATTACCATCGACGCGGAGGGTGCGGATTGGGATATACTTCAACAGATTAACTTAGCCAACGTAGGATGTAAATTACTTTGCATTGAACACAACGGCAAAGATATTGACAAGTACCGTAATTACTGCGAGAAATACGGAATGCGTCAGATTGCTATAAACGCGGAAAATATAATCATGGGGCTATGAGCGAAATTCATCCAGTATATTCATCTTTTGAGGTATTAAATTTCACGGCAGAAATGACGCGATACGTCATTGATAAAAACATTAAAGGCGACCTGATTGAATGCGGAGTAGCGGCAGGATCGCAAATAGCCATGATGCAAAAGACGCAGTTAGAACTAAACGAAAAGCGTACTATCTGGGGATTCGATTCCTTCTGTGGTATTCCGTATGCAACCGAACACGATGCAACGCAACCTGCAATCGGAGAGATTGACCGCGAGAAACTAGGACTACTAGAAACGACAGGCGTATCATCACACAGTAAAGATTCGGTATTACTGAATTTCTACCGATACAGTTTGCTGACTGATAACCTAAAACTGATTGAGGGATGGTTTGAAGATACAGTACAACCGACATCAAAGCAGATTAAACAGATCGCATTGCTCCGATTAGACGGTGATCTTTACCGATCTACTCAGGTTTGCATGAAACACTTGTATAAGAAACTAGCAAAGGGCGGTGTGTTGATCATTGATGATTATCAACTGGAAGGATGCGCTAAAGCTATTCACGAATTCATTGCACCCGATAAGTTAAAACACATTCACGGAATTGCGTATTATGTCAAAGCCTAAATTATCTATATTAATACCGACAATTCCTGATCGTCATCTGAGTTATATTGATCTGTATTCGGAGTTAACGAAGCAGGTTAAACGATGCGAACAACTTCACCCGACATTAGGCACGGTTGAGATACTTACAAATGAAAGCCCCAAATACATTAACGGAGGGTTAACGGTAGGCGCAAAGCGTGATTCGTTATTGCACAAAGCCAAAGGCGACTACGTGGCATTCGTTGACGATGATGAGTTTATATCCCCAAACTACATTGAAGAAATGTTGCGGATGTGTAACGAGGGTAATGACATTTGTTGCTTCCGTTCCTTGTTCAAATGCGATACGTACATCGCAGTAATTGACATGGACTTGCACCACACTTTTAACGCTGAGGCTAATCCTGAATATATTACATTCCGAAGACCCTTTCACGTTTGCGCTATTAAACGCGACTTAGCACAACGCTACCACTTCCCAGACAAAAACAACGCAGAAGACTGGGCGTACATGGAACAGGTGTTAAAGGACGTTAAAACACAATCGAAGAGAAACATGATCTTGCACCTTTACAATCACTCGGCATCTACTTCAGCAGTTGACGAAATCGAAAGACAATGAAGCGACTATCAATACTAATCCGATCACTCGAATCACGGCAGCAGAAGTTAGACCACCTACTTCGCAGCCTGTACGTTCAACTATTGGCACTACCACCGCAACAAACGCCATTGGTTGAAATCCTTACCGACATTGATAATAAAGAAGTTACATCGGGAGAAAAAGCGAACCGACTATTAGAGCGTGCAACAGGTGAGTATGTTTGCTTCATTGATGACGACGATCACGTTTATGATAACTACATTAAACTAATCTTACAGGCAACGGAAAGTCGTCCCGACTGCGTAGCAACGCAAGGGCATTTTTCGCAGAACGGAGGCGCAAAACAACTATGGATGTTATCAAAGGACTTCCACGATCACGACAGTAATGGAATACTCTACCGAAGGGCAAACCACCTGACACCTGTTAAACGTCAGTACGCATTAGCCGCTAAGTTTCCTAATATCAGCAATGCAGAAGACAAAGCATACTCACAGCGATTAAATCAATACCTAAAAACAGAAACAACCATCACCGAACCGATATACCATTACGACTATGAAACATTTAACAAGCAATATTAAACCCGTAATCGTTTCCTACGCATCAAAAGGACGCGAGGATTACAACAAAGGTTTAGACCGACTTCACGATTCGTTAATCAAATGCGGATGGGAGGGTGATTACTGGCTACATTCAAAAGAGCGTGATGGGAATTTAACGTCATGCAATCTATTTGAACACAAAGAACATTCCGAAGTGCCGTATTTGTTTAAGTTCACAATGATTCAAACGCTACGGGAACAGGGCTACACTAAGATCATCTGGCTAGATAGTTCACTTGTTTTAGATCGTGCTGATGTAACCGACCTGTTAAATGTTGGCGTTATGTGTTACGATAATCTAGGGCATCCGCTATACAAGTACATCAGCGACGAAGCAGTAAAGAATCTGGAAATTAAAACCGAAGAGTTACTATTCATGAAACAAACGTGGGGCGGTGCTATCGGGTTTGACTTCAGCCGTGAATGGGTTTGTGAACTATTCAGCAAGATAATCGAACAGGCACACAAAGGCTCATTTAACGAAGGATCATCGGAGCGTTATGGATTTGTAGCCCACCGACACGATCAGGCGGTAATGAGCGTTATATTCAGCCAGTACGGTGTTCCATTCCTGCAATACGGTAACATCGTAACATATCCGCACTACATGACAAACGAGTACGGCAATTCATTCTACATATCACATAGACCAATAGCATGACACCAACCGAAGCAAAGCAACTGTTAAAGACAACCGAAGGCGATGTGATCCAGATCGGATGCACGTCTAAAGAATTACACGTAGCACTTTACAACTACTGCAAACGTCACCAACGGATGCTATACACCTACACCTGCAACGAACAGGACAAAATAAACGCAGGGGCTACTTTTGGCACTTATCATATTATTCGTAACTTTGAATCAACAGGAACGTTTAACTCGACACAAACCGTAATCTATAACAATGTTTAACATCATTCTATTCTCAGCGGCATTCGGTTACGTGTTTGGGGAAGTCAGCAAGATTCCGAACAACCTAAGACTGTTAAACAAATACAAACCGTTAAATAGAAAGCCGTTCACGTGTGGTATGTGCCTGAGTTTCTGGACTGCGTTAATCGCTTCAAACTTTAACGGGTTTAACATTCAATCACTAGGCATAGCATTCACCGCAGCATTAATAGCCGTGTTAATTAAATCAGTTGATGACCGTCTTAACCGATAACGACTACAACGACCTGAAACCGTTTCTGCAAATTATCCGACACTTCAGAAACACAGGATCGGAAATAAGCAGACAAGCAAGACCGACAATGGGTAGAATAATGGCAGAACGCGATAACCACATTGTAAACGAAAGATGCGGAGGCTGCATAAGTCATATGTATAACAGAATTAACGAATTTATTGATCAATACGAAAATGGATAACAACGAAGGACGCGACGAAAAAGGAAGATTCACGGAAAAGAATATGTGGTCTTACGTTAGAGAGAATTTTAACGGAGGAAGACCCAGACACTACGACGACCCGATTACTCTAATCACAAAAGGACTTGAATACTTTGAATGGTGCGATCAGGTGCGTAAAGGGAAATATACAGAAGCAGGGTTACGTTTATTCTTAGGATTTACAAACCGTCAGTCATGGTCTGACTATAAACACAATCCGATGTTTTCGGACATTATCTATACCCTTGAATCAATTATGGAAGACGATGTTGAACAGAAACTTATGTGGGCAGGATCAACACAGGGCGCGATATTCAAACTGAAGAATAAGCACGGATGGAAGGACGAAGTAACGCAGCATCAAACGGTAACAAATGTCACAGCCTCTTTCGGTAACCCTATACACACCACACCACAACCAGAGCCTAATCCATCAGGCGATAAACAATAATACCTGTAAGTATTATGTGTTAAACATTGGTCGCCAGTTCGGAAAGACGATGTTAGCGATGAATCAGCTATACTTCTGGATGTTCAACGATGCAGGGTGTAAGTGTGCATGGGTGTCACCCGTGTATAAGCAGTCGAAGAAAGTGTTTGAGGAAATGGTTCAGGCGTTTGCAGGAACAGACCTGATACAAACCAACGCAACAGAATTAACTATCAAGTGTGGGAAATCATCGCTTCAATTCTTTTCGGCAGAGCGTTACGACAACATTCGAGGCTTTACGTTCGATTATCTTGTTTGTGATGAGTTTGCGTTCATGGACGAGGAGGCATGGACGGAAGTATTACGCGCAACGGTATTGGTCAAAGGGAAGAAAGTATTACTGATCAGCACCCCGAAAGGTAAAAACCACTTCTACAATCTGTATAACTTAGACGGGGTTAACCCTCAGTACAAGTCATTCACGATGTCGTCGTATAACAATCCGCTAATCAACCCTAGCGAGATTGACGATGCGCGTTTAACATTACCTGATCACGTATTCAGGCAGGAATATCTAGCTGAGTTCATAGACGGTGGGGCAGGTATATTCAGTCCTAAGTTTGAAACCGCAACGGGAGGAACACGATTCTATGCAGGTGTGGATTTAGGACGGGCAGACGATTACTCCGTCATATCCATCTTTAACGAGCAAGGTAAGCAGGTTTATTTGGAGCGGTGGCGACACGATTCATGGTCGAATATATCCGCAAAGATTGCAGCCCGTATCAATGAGTTTAACGCCATTACTTACGTGGAAGTGAATAGTATCGGTGATGCTATAATGGAGCAGATTAAAAACCAATGCAGGACACCGATGAACGTGAACCCGTTTGTAACAACGTCCAAGAGTAAGAACGATATAATTGAATCGTTAGCCGTTGCGACACAACAGAACGCGGTTACCTTTCTGCCTGTTGATTGGCTCATTAAAGAGTTTGATGTGTTTACGTTTGAATACAACGCAAAGAGCCGATCAATTAAGTACGGTGCGCCTTACGGTTTTCACGATGACGGAATAATGGCAACGGCAATAGCCTATGAATCGTTAAAACATCCGATCTATTCAGCGGTGTCGGTTCACTTTTAATCAATAGTTAAATATGTAAGTTTAGGATATGAACTGGGATAAAGTAACCGTAGGGCAATTACCAGAGGTGTACAACCTGACGCAGTTTCACACTTCCGATCTGGTGGAGCTATTTGATCGTGACGTGGCGTTGATTTCAATCTTCACAGGTTACAGCGAAGACCACATTAACGGAATGACCCCTGCCGAGTTCGGGAAGCTACGGACGGAGTTATACGCATTGTTACAGAAAGAGCCACAGGCAGAGTTTAGTCCTGTATTGAAGGTAGGAGGTCGGAAGTTCATATTCATCGCTTCAGCGCGTAATGTGACGGTTAAGGAACTGGCGGAGATACAACTGTTAAAGATTGATCAGGATAATTTCTATTCAAACATTCCTATTGTTATATCCGTATTCGCAAAGGAGGTGAACGGGTTAAAGTTCTGGAAGAAGAAACTATCATTCACCGAGCGCGTGGAGTTATTCAAATCCTTACCTGCTCCAGTAGGTAACGGCATTGCGCTTTTTTTTTGCAGGGTCTTGCCGATATTAGAAAGGGGTATCGAAAATTATTTGGCGAAAGCCGCTCAGAAAGCGATCAGAACGATAAAGGAAAACCAACTGCCTTTGAAAAATGGGGGTGGGTTAAAGTAATCTACGAACTTACTGACGGGGATGTGACCAAAGAAAAAGACTACTACGAAATGAACGTGGTAGCCTTTTACAATCGTTTAGCGATGATTCGCGATATTCAGGCAGAACACAAAGACGCTATGGATGCGCTGAAGTCACAACGTCTTTAACGTCTAATCAAATACGTTTTCTGTAAGTTTAAAACGTGGCAGAATCCGATTTCATATTCGATCACCTTACCAAATGGGCGCAGGGAGTTACCGATCAGATCAGGGAGAACCTAGAATCGAAAGACGGGTATTTCTCCACTAGCTCTTTGGCGCAATCCATAGTAGCGTTACCCGTTGAAAAGGTTGCGGACGGTTACGTGCTTAGAATCCAAATGGAGGATTACGGCAAGTTCGTTGACGAAGGACGGGGAGTGACAAAGAAAAAAACAGCATCAATTAACGGAACGGTGCAAAGTAAATTGCACGGTGCTGACGGATGGATTGCAAAAAGAGAAATGCCATTAAAGTTAGAGGTTCAGGTTAAAAAGAACGGCACGCCAGTATTCAATAAGGACGGTAAGCCTAGAATGCAACGATTTGAAAACATCAACGAAGCAAACCGCTCACTATCCTTTGCCATTGCAAGTAAGATTCACAAACACGGCTACAAATCGAAGGGCTACGGATTCTATTCGGAAGTGGTTAACGATAATCTATTGAATCAGCTATCCGAAGAACTTGCCCCGATTGCAGGTGAGATGTTTGAAGTATCAATTATTAACGAAGAAGATTAATGGCTATAACATTACAGCAGTCTGTTGACGCGTGGATGCCAGTTTACAATCCCATTGAGTTTGTGATGGATTCATCTAATGTGGGGCAACCGCAATTTAAGTACATCGCTGACGTGTATGTATCTGGTTCTGCTGGTTACTTCCGCATGGTGTGCGATGCCGATCCTGTACACAATCAAGGCTATTTTAACGTCGCACGTTGTCTTGAATCATTTCTAGGGCTAGGTAATCAAACGGTTGATAACTTCGACATTGTTAAGACTGGCAACGGGTTTCAGTTAGCATCCAATTCATGGGTTGCATACGAGGTTAAATTTGGGGAGCAATATGAATCAGGCGGTGTTGTTACTACGTTTCCGAATCTGACCGTCACGGGTACATTACAGGCGTATAATGCCGTGTATAATACCGATCAATGGTTAGATTACAACGGAAACAATGTAACGCTAGAAACGGGTGGAGGATGGTTAAATGTTATGACCAGTCCGCAGACTTATTCATTCGATAATACTTACAACGATAGATATTTACACTTCATCACGACTACGTCAGGCACAGCGTACTTTGCTGAGGTTAAGACATACAATAGTGCAGGAGGGTTGATACAGACTGCAAAGATTCAGAATGCTTACGAGGCGGTTTCTAATTATTCGCATAAACGCCAATACTTTATGGCAGGGGCAAGGGCGTTAAATGCCGCAACGCTATACTCAGGAAGTCAGCCTGTCATAGATAGTTCTGTCGCATATTACACGGTTGATCTAGTTGATTTCACAGGAATGAACTACACGACTAACACCGAATTTCAATTTAACAATGACGGTAATTGCTATAATGAGCGATATGCGTTTACTCTGCATTGGTTAAATACTAAGGGTGGATTCGATTCTTATCAGTTTACAATGATAAGTAAGTATAAGACGAAGAAAACAACCGACACATACAGACGTAAGTTAGGGCGCATGGGTGTCAACTCTTACGCCTATACAAAGCAGGATGCAGGAGTAATCGTTCACGACACACGCATTCAGGCACGTTATGAACTTACATCTGACTGGATATCATTGGATGATTCATTTATGCTGATGGGGTTGATTGAATCGCCTGTTGTATTTATTGATACAGGCACAACATTACTCAGAGGCACTATTACATCACCAACTGAATCAGAGTTGATGTCTGTTCAATTTGGCAATACTGATTTGAGCAATTTGAAAATTGTATTTGAATTATCGCAGGAATATAACCGACAGCGTGGATGAGGGTAGAACTATTTATTAACGGAGTATCGGTAGCCATTAAAGAGGATGTAGGTATCTCTTTAACAATGGCTATTGCCGATATTAAGAATCCTGACAAACGCAACGGAGGATTCAGCCGTACTATTCAAGTAATCGGTACTACGGTTGTTAATCGTTTGTTCGGGCAGATATTTGAGTTCACAGAAATTCAGAATACATCGGTAACGAACTTTAATCCTGACTATAATCCTAACTTAAAAGCAAATGCCGTCATACAAGTTGACGGGGTTGAGCAGTTCAGAGGATTTATGAGGATGCGCGGAATAAAACGCGATAATCAGGATTTAGGTAAAGTAATTTACGACTGCGAGGTATTTGGTGATCTTGGGAACATAGTAACGAATTTAGGAACTGCCACTTTTGCCGATTTAGATTTAAGTGAATGGAATCACACGTATGATCGTGCAACGCAACAAGCGACGTGGGGTACTATTGACCCTTCAATGGGTTATCATTACCCGATGATTCAGTACGGAGATAATGATGGTGTGAATTGGAATGTGAATCACTTTTATCCTGCCGTTTATGAGAAAGTGATCTTTGATAAGGTAATGGCGTATGCAGGATATGAATACGATTCACCATTTATTACTGGCGGCACATTCTCTACTTTCGTCCTTCCGTTTACAGGCACATCGTTTTTATTGAGTCAAACGCAGGCTCAGGATAGATTATTCAGCGCAGAGATCAGCGCACCTTACACGGTACTTGATGAATCAACGTGGGCAAGTATTCCTGTACCATTTCCTTTCGATAATGAGTTAAGCGATCCTGACGGACAGTACAACCCTGCAACATATCTATTCACAACAGTATCGGCAGGATATTACGAATTCAAAGTGTCGGGTAATTTTAACTTCTCTGCCGTTGGTGGAGACGTATTAAATATTGGTAATTCGAGTTTAGTTGTAACCATAAAGCATCAACGTGGTGCGACTATTACAACATTAGGACAGCAATATATCTTTAATCAATTAGGTGGTAGTATTTATTCAGGCAATAGTACTGCGTCGGTAACATTTACCTACACTACAAATACTGTACAATGTAATGCAGGTGATATTGTCTGGGTTGAACTTGCTCCAAGAATATTAGGCTCAAATACAACAGGAGGTCAATATGCTCAGTTCAATTTAGATGCAGGTACTTTCTTCAATAGCGTTACCAATGCGTCAATTGTTGAAGGTGCTACGGTTGATATGAACGCGTGGTTGCCGAATGACGTTAAACTGGTAGATTATTTCCTTTCCGTTGTAAAGGACTTTAACCTGATGGTTGAGCCAGACAAGACACAACCGAACAAAGTTTATATTGATACGGCAGAAGATTTCTATTCATCGGGAACTCAACGCGATTGGTCGCATAAGTTAGACGTGTCAAAGTCATTCGAGATTCAGCCGATGGGTGCGCTCGATTCGCGTAGATACGTTTTGCAATGGAAGGAATCGTCGGATTATTTCAGTACGCTATACCGCAACACATACGCGGAAGGGTATGGTATGAAAAAGCACGATGTGACGAATGACTTTGTAAAGAACGATAACGTCTATACATCAATCTTTGAATCAACGCCAATGGTCGGACGAGGTTCAGATGATCGCGTATATCCTGAGATTTACACCATCGAATCAGGAGGCAACCGCAAGCGTATTAAATCAGGACTTCGTAGATTGATCGCTACGGTTGAGCGTAATACTATCTACCCGTGGAACTACATCACCGCATCAGGCACATACGTTGAAACGGTATATCCTGCGTCTGGTCATTTGGACGACATTGATACTCCTACGTTTGATCTGAACTTCAGCAATCCGCGTGAGATATATTATTCCGCTACAAATTACACGGACGGAAACCTGTGGAATCGTTACCATAAAAAGTACATCGAGGAAATCACAGATCGAAATAGTAAGGTAGTGATCGGATATTTCTATTTGAAGCCGTTGGACTTTCTGCGGTTGAGTTTCCGCGATGAATATTTTATACACGGGCATTATTACAGGTTACTGCGCATCATAGATTACAATCCTGCGAAAGAGGGTGTTACTAAATGCGAATTTCTGTTAAAGAAAAGCCGCGAAGTATTTTCTGCCGCTACATATCCATTATTGAGTTATGCCAATAACACCAACGGAGATGTTTCCGTTGTACCGCGTGGAGGTGGTGGTACATTGGACGGTTTGAATATCGTTGTCGGTGAGGGTAGTTCAGTTGAGCGTGGTGGTGGTGGTAATGCTTCCTTCGGATCGCGTAACTTCATAGGAGCGGAATCGAACAGCAACTTTATCGCAGGATCATCAGGCGTAACGATTTCACCGAATATTACAGGCGTAACGGTAATCAACACAGATGACATTGAGATTACTGAAAGCAATGTAACCTATATCAACGGCAACAGATATGTTTTAGGGTCTGATCAGATTCACACGGTAACTACAAGCCAGACAATAACAGGCGCAGGGACATACTATTGTAACGGTTTGCTGACGTTAACACTAGATTCAAATGTGTTAAGGGTTAATGATCGGATTCAGGTATTTAACATTAATGGAAGTACGGTTACAGTTGCAGGAGGTGGATTGACGATTAGATATGCCAATAACAACAGCGTGGCATCATTTAGCATGAATCACAAATATGAATCGTTGACATTAACATATACAGGAACTTATTACATCATCACATAATGACATTCTTAACATCAATAGGAGGCGGTGGTGGTTCGTTTTCAATTACGAGCATCGAACAGAACTTAGGCAGTAGGCCTGCGTTCAGCGGCAAGTTTACCGTTATAGATGCTGCCGTATCTTCAACTTCTAAGATACACGTATGGCAACGATTCGACGCTCTGACAAACAAAGGCACTAGAGCGGATGAGAACGAAATGGATTTGATCGACTGCAATGCCGTTGCAGGTTCTGGTCAGTTTACTGTTTACTGGCAAACAAAGACGTTAACAGCGGTGTCAAAAGTGGTTGCAGATGGTAACACAGTACGATCATCAATATCAGCTTTGACACCATATCAGGACGCATCAATACTCAAAGTATCAAGAATAGGAAAAGTAAAAGGTAATTTCAAATTTAACTACATAATATCATAACACATGGCAATCATTGAAGGTGGAACATCTGGCGAACTTGTAGGCGTTAGCGCTGAGAACGCAAAAGGACTACACATAATTTCTAAACCGCAAGCCTACGGAACACTAGGGCATTATCAGGTGGCGGTACAAACTGGCACTATTGGTGCTGGCATGGCTGCAAACGGTGAATTGTTTCAATTACGATGGACTGATTCAACGCGTTTGTGTCTTATTCATAAGATCAGTTGCAACGGCATTATAGCAACAACTGCATTTGCCGCTGGGGCAATAACACTTCGCGCTAGTATTGCGCGTTCGTGGTCTGCAAGTGGTTCAGGCGGTACAGCATTAACTCTTACTGGAGATCAGGCATCGTTGCGTACTAGCATGGGTGCGTCACTAGTCGGTGACGCGCGTGTATCTACAACTGCGGCACTAAGCGCAGGCACGAAGACCTTAGACACGCAGGATATAGGTATGATTACATCGCATTCGAGCGCAGGTACTGGAGCGGCTACACCTATCATTGGTTCGATATTTCTTCCGCAATACGATCTGTTTGAATGTGACGTTGCTGATGGCGAACACCCTATTGTGTTAGCGCAAAACGAAGGTATTGTAATCCGCGCTACTGTCCCAGCGACAGGAGTATGGACGGCAGGATTTACTATCAAATGGGCAGAGGTTGCCGCATTCTAAAATAACATGGCACAGGAAATTTCATTAGAGGTTAAGATACAAACCGCGATGGCGGCTCAGTCGGTTGGTGAGATTAAACAACAACTGAAAGAGTTAAAGACTGCCATGCTTCAGGCAGGGGAAGGATCGGCAGAGTTCGATAAGTTGGCTATGGCTGCCGCTGATCTTCAGGAAAAGATGAACGCGGCTAATGATTCAATCCGCGCATACAATCCAGACGCGTTAGAAGCTACTGCAAACTTCGCAAGCAAGGCGGCATCAGGCATCAGTCTGGTAACTGGTGCTATGGGTCTGTTCGGGGATCAATCGAAGGAAACGGAGAAAGCGTTGCTGAAGGTTCAGAGTGCTATGGCATTCGCTCAGGGTATTCAGGGCGTTAAGGATTTCGGCAAGGCTCTGAACGGTCTGTTTAATATCATATCGGCTAATCCAGTCGCAGCGTTTGCCATTGCTATTACGGCTCTGGGAACTGCGATGTACAAGGTATGGTCAGCGCAACAGGATTTAAATTCTGAACTTGCAAAAGCTGAACGTGCATACGAAAAGCAAAAACAGATCACCGCTGAACTGGTACGCGAGAAACAACAGGAGGTTGAATTATTAGAGGCACAAGGCGCAAGTACAGAGAAAGTAATTGCCGCCAAACGCGTTATGATTGAAGCGCAGATTGCAGAAGCGCAATCCGCAATAGTTGTAAATGAGCAGAAGTTAAAAGAGATTGAAAACAATGATAACCTTTGGGAATCGTTGTTAAAGGTTGCTGATGTTGTCAACGGAACTAATCAAGCAGAGGCGGCAATTGCTCAGAATAAAAAAGAGCGTTCTGAGGATGCGTTACAACAAATACAAGATCAGAAGGTGGCTATTGATGAATTGAAACATCAATTGGACGTTCTAAATATAGAAGAGCAGAAAGCGGCTGAGGATTCAAAGAAAACAAATGCTAACGCCAACGCAGACAAAGCGCAGAAGCGTACAGAGGACAGAATGAGCCATGCCGAATATGTACGGCTCAAACATGAGAAAGAGGAAGAGGCGCACATTGCAGAACTGAAACGCGAAAAGGAAGCAGCGGACGAACGGGAACGCAGACGCATAGAAGATTTACAGAATCACAAAGCGTATATCGAAGCGAAACGCAAGAAAGAGTATGATGCGTATGTAGCTAAAAAGAAACAGGATTTACAGGAGAAGAAAGACCGCGAAGAACTGAACAAGGCTACGTTAGACGCAACGGCTCAGTTATTCGGGGCAGCGGCACAACTGAGCAAGAAAAACGCCAAGTTACAGAAAGGGTTCGCAGTCGCTGAGGCTACCGTGAACACTTACAAGGCGGTATCGGTTGCATTGTCTTCAGCACCGCCACCTGCTAACTTTATTCTGGCAGCGGCTAACCTTGCCGCAGGTCTTGCGAATATCCGATCAATCCTATCTACCAACGAAGAAGGGGGAGGGGCAGCACCATCGGGATCATTCGGCTCTGGTGCTAGTGGATCGCTAGAGATGGGATCGCCAAACGTAAATGCATCACAGCAACCTTCTACGCTAATCAATGAGCAAGGTCAGGTCGTGAACCAACAACCACAACGTCCGATGTACGTGAGCGTTACTGAGATACGTCAGACGGGCGACTATGTTCAGGCTCAGGAGGAACGCAGTAGATTTTAAACAAATGACACGATTGTAAGTTTATCAAGATGGCTAAGTTACCTGTGTACCGTTTGACGGTTTCCCCTGACGAAGAAAACGGGGAAGAAATTTTTACCGCTCTGGTAGATGACCCTGCGATTGAATCCGATTTTATGGCGTTCAATAAGCAGGAATTTATTAAACCAAACTCAGGCGAATCAGAATCGGACTGGATGAGCCGTTGTGTTCCGCATTACATAAATGACGGCAAAGATCAAGATCAAGCGGTTGCGATGTGTATTAATATGTACACAGGAATGGAAGCGCAATTTGGTTTTAAAATTGCCGATCAAGATAGACGCATCATCACAGGTGCGGTTATGATTCCAGATAAACGCATCTACCGCAACGATAACGGGCAGGAATATGAAGTGTACTTCACCAAAGAGGACATTGAGTTATTCGTTCGTAAGTGGAGCAAGAACAACCGATTCAACGCTGTTAACGAGATGCACGACAGATCGCAACAGCCACAAGGCGTGTATCTGATTGAATCATTCATCACCGACAAACAGCGCGGAGTAAATGCGCCAAATGCTTTGAATGATAAATATCCTGATGGCACGTGGTTTCAATCTTATTACGTGGAGAATGAACAGGTGTGGCAGGATGTGAAGTTAGGGAAGTTCAAAGGGTTCAGCATTGAGTCTATGTTCAAATACGCCTTTAAGTCGGTTTACAATCCTCAGAACGACATTAAGGACATAGTTAAAAAATTAAACGATTATATCAACCCGTAAGTTTACAACGATGGACACAAACAAAATGAAAGAAGGACTGAAGCTAATCAAAGAAGGATTTGCAATGTTCCTATCCACAGAAGAGAAGTTTGCTAATGCGAAATTGGCAGATGGAACTGTAATTGAAATTCAAGGTGAAACTATTGTCGGTTCAGCCGTAATGGTTGTTACCGAGCAAGGCGCAGCACCTATTCCTGATGGTGAATACACTATGGAAGATGGTACTGTGATCTATACTTCAGGCGGTGTTATCGCAGAAGTGAAATCACCAGAGGCAGAGGCAGAACAGCCTGAAGCACCAACAGGAGAGCAGCCAATGAACGCAGGTGGCAACCCTGCACCATCTGCACCAACACCAACACAGATCATTGAGCGCATCGAGAAAGAAATGGTTTTTGCTAAAGAGGAAATTGAAAAACTTAAAGGCGAAATCGTTACAATGACAGAAGCATTCAACGCGGTTAAAGCAGAACTCAATACAGAGAAAGAGAAGTTCAGCAAAGCAGCGGAATCATTTAACGCGGCACTTAACGCAATCGGTGACGAGCCACAGAACACATCGAAAGTTGAAAAGAACGTGATCGAAGCACCGAAGAAAGAAACAATCGAAGAGTTTCGCGCAAGAATTTACAGTCGATAATAATTAGAAACAAACACAAACAACAATAAACAATGGCAGGATTTACAGTATCGTCGCTCAGTAACTATACGATTGAGGACAAAGCAGACCTCAAACTTAAAGGGGTTTATGGCGCGGTTTCAATGCCGCTTTTCACAGTACGCGAAGGCATCAAATCATCTGAGAAACTTCCGTATGTAACGACAGACCCTGCAATGCAGGCTGACACTACTTGTGCAACTGTTAACGCGTCTGGTGACGGTGGTACATTTGCTCAAATGACTTTGACAGTAACAGGAATCAAATTTGAGGATTCATGGTGCTTCAAAGATTTGGAAAGCAAGTTCACTCAGAAATACCTCCGTGCAGGTGCTAAGATTGACGAGAACGCAGCAACAGCATTGCTCGATCAGATCATGACTGACTACACAGCGCGTATCGCGAAGAAGATGGAAATGGCTATCTGGCAGTCAGCAACGACAAACACTTTCAGCACAGACCTGAAGCAGTTCAACGGATTCCTGAAGACGCTTGATGCGGCAGGTGGTTACGTTAACTCACAGACTTACGCAGGTACATCTGTAACGGCTATCACTACTGCAAACGTGATCTCTATCTTCCAGAATCAATGGCTTGCAACTCCTGCCGATCTGAAGCGTAATGATAACCTGATCACTGTATGCGGTGATGATACTTTCGACAAACTTTTGATCGCTCTTGCTAACGCAAACCTTTACCACTACAACGGTAACAACGGATTGCCATCACGTGAAATCACTCTGTTCGGAACTTCAATGAAGATCAAAGCAGTTCCCGGATTGAACGCTGACAACAACAGCAACCTACCTGCGGCTTACAAGAATCGTATCATCACTTTCGAGAAAGACAACTTGGTAGTTGGAACTGACTTGATCTCTGATATGGATGATTGGGCTACATGGTACGAAATGAAAGACGACAAACTCTACACTCGTAACCGTTACAAGATTGCTACTGGCATCTTCTTCACGGATCGTGTAGTGTCTTTCGCAACAGTATAAATAATAACGGGGAGGTGTAACGCCTCCCCTTTAACACATTAGAAAATGCCTTGCAGTAATAGCATTTTAAATTCATTTACTCTTGATTGTAACGATAATCAAGGCGGTGTAGCGGAGATCAAAGTACGTGCGTTCAGTTCGACTTTGGTATCTGGCGGTTTGGCTACTGTAACTTCGGGAGGTATCACTTTCGCAGGAGCAGGGTTGACTGATTGGTATTTGTTCGAGTGCGCACAGGAGACATCGGTAGCGATGGAGGATGGTGCAACAGATCGCGCAACAGGTACTTCAGTTAAGACACAAACTGTAACGTACATCAACAACAAACTGAAGCAGGCGTTCCGCAATACTCTGAATAACCTTCACGGTATGTTGGTACACGTAGCGGTTAAAGATAAGAATGGCAACTCTTGGTTGTTCGGGTATGAGAACGGGATGATTGTTTCCGCATCAAACTCAGGAACAGGAACAGCGTTCACAGATCGTAACGGATACTCTGTTACATTCGCAGGACGTGAAAAAGACGGTATGCTCTTGATCTCTAATTACGATCAGTTGTAAGAGTCGGTACGGTCGGTGGTCATGGTTTCCATCGTCGGTTAGTTCAGAAGCCCGTTCCCGTAAGGACGGGTTTTCTGTTGTATAAACAATTCGCAATTCTGTAAGTTTATTACGATGCTTCAGATCACAAAAGATACCACGACACGCGTAGCCGTTACTCTTTACGAGAAACAGACGCTTACCAATCCTACGTGGCTGTGGCGTTTCGTTAACGATGCTACAAACATTGAATACACGGCAATCATTACTGAAGTAAGCAACAACTACAAAACCCGTTCTAACTTGTTCGACATCACAGAGGGCGGTTCGTTGGTGTTGCCGTCTGGAATTTACACATACTACGTTTACGAGCAGACATCGGCAGTAAATACAAATTACACGTTAGCGGATAACCTTTGCGAAGTTGGTCAGATGAAAGTAATTGGTGATGCCGTGATACAATATTCAGAATCGAATAACCTTACCGTACAATATTCATGAGCGAAAATACTAACATACACTTTGTTCAGTTTGAGAATCGCAAGTTGCCTAAATTCTTAGAGGTAAAAGATGCGGACTGGATTACATACGGAGAGGATAACGACTACCCTTATTATTTGGAGAATCTTTATCAGCGTTCTTCGTATCACTCGGCAATTATCAACGCCAAGATTAAGTATATCGTTGGTGGCGGATGGACTTACGATAAGACGGGCATCGTATCGTTGGAGCAGAAAGCATTAGCGGAAAAAATGATCAATCAGCCGTTTGCTGATGTTGATTTGAATGAAACTACATTCCGCTGCGCTACTGACTTAGAGAAATACAACGGATTTGCAATTCTGGTGAAGTGGAACAAGTCGCGTAAGGGTGCTGTGTTGGAATACATCGACTTTGGCAACCTTCGCACCAATGCAGACCGTTCAGAGTTCTATTACACGCAGAAGTGGTACGTTACCGACACACGCGGATTGCGTAAGAAGAATAAAAAACCACAGGAAGAAAAAGACTGGAAAGTTTACAAGCCTTACGATGCAAACGATCGTTCAGGTGATCAGATATATTACTGGTCAGCGTATGCCGCTAATCAGTACGCATATCCATTGCCTATGTACGTTGGTGCTGTTACGTGGATTGAGAACCACGTTAAATACACCGACTTTCAGTACAAGAATATCAGCGCATCATTCTCACCTGCGAAGATCATCAACATTTACGGACAAACGCCAGAGCCTGAACAGCAGAAGGTGATTGTTGACGGCATGAAGCGTAATTTCACAGGCGAAGAGGGTGAACGTATTGTTGTGGCATTTGCTCCGAATAAAGATTTGGGAACTGAGGCGGTTGATTCTGTTGTTCAGGATCAATCGGTGTTGTATAAAGAGATCGCGGATCAATGTTTGCACAACATTTTCACGGCTCATGAATTCCCTAAACTATTGTTGGGATATTCTACAGAGGGCGCATTGGGGCAACGTAATGAACTGGAGACATACTATCAGATGTTTCAGAACACGTATGCGGAATTTCGCCAGACAATTTTAGAGCGCGTGTTTAATATGTTCGCGTCTGACTTTGGTATCGGTTTGAATCTGGCATTGAAGAAACTCAATCCTTTAGGCATGGATGTTAAACTGAGCGACGAAGCGACAAAGATGCTGAACGCATTTAACTCGTTACCACAGGCATTACAGACTAAAGCGGCAGAATCACTCACAGCGGAAGAGATACGCGCTATGGTGGGCGCAAAAGGGATAAAAACCACTACCACACAAACAACCGCGACACAATTCAGCGCGGTTAAGTTGGATTTATTCGCTCAATTCGGGGTTGACGCATCTAAATATGTTATTTTGGACGAACGCGACATTCCTACGCATGACGGCATTAAGTTAGCGGAGTTTGAGCATCAGTTTTTAACGGCAGAGGCGCAAAACCCTGTGTCTAAATTTGCAACGGATGTTAAGATTAAGTCGGTGGATAGATCGGTTCTGGATTTGCTGACGAAAGACCCGTTCATGCCTGTTGAAGAAATGGCGAAGGCTATTAAAGTGCCACCGTATCAAGTGCGTGACGCTGTTACCAGACTGTTAGAACGTGATCTGATTACACCTAGTAAAGAAAGCATAGCAGGTGAGCCAGTGAAGTCGTACGAAGTGGCGAAAGATGCCGCTGAGATATTGGACGCACAACCTGCTAAGACTTCGGATTACAAAGTGATGTATAAGTATGATTTGGAAACGAACGCACCTGCATTGGTGGCAGGTGGTCAGTCGCGTAAGTTCTGCGCTGATCTAATGGCATTGGGTAAACTTTACTCCCGTGAAGACATTAATGCTATGTCAGCACGTGAAGATCGTAACGTATGGTCATTACGCGGAGGGTGGTATCATAATCCGAATACGGGAATCAACAGACCGCAATGCCGTCATACGTGGAAACAGGTAATTGTAAGAGAGAAATAAAATGCCAACAATATACAGACCTTTACTTTTAGAAGCCAACGACGAAGGGTTACTGGCTTACGTAGAATCGAACTACGATCACGGGCAACTGCGACAGATAATTTGGGATGCGCAGGAAATCTATCTACCTGCTATTATCGGATCGGCATTATATGACGAGTTGAAAAATCAGAAGCGACTGAACACGTTAACGGCATTGAATCAAACATTGCTCTATGAAAAGATTCAACCTGCGTTGATGTGGCGTGTGTTGGCTGACGGCATGATGGTGTTCACATACAAGATTCGTAACAAAGGTGTCGTTACTCAGAGTTCAGACAACGCATCACCTGCGTCGATGAGCGATTTGCAATTTTTCGTAACTTACGCGGAAACTAAATACAACACATTTGCGCAACGTATCACGAACTATCTCTTGGAGAATGAAACTAGCTACCCACTATACAGCGATGCAGGTAGTGGGGTTGATACGATTCATCCTACGTACAACCAAAATAAGACCGACTGGTTTATGCCAGATAACTATCTGAACTATGACAACAAATGCAACCCCGACACAGAAATTCATCTGTGATAAAGTTTCAGTAAATCGTAAACGCTTAGAAGAATTCAAGAAGAAACGTGGCACTAACAACCAATCCAACAACGCTGAATCAACTGGTGGAAAACCTGCGAGTAATCGCTGATAGCCATCTTCAGATTCACGCGTTCAAATACGGTAATCCGTGGGAGTTCTACCAATCAGGCACAACCAATTCGCCTGAGATGTGGGTGGCTCTTAATTCGGTTAATCGTGAGGTTGCAGGTGTTACTACATTCAACTTCAATATAGTGATTGCCGATAACGTGAAGCGCGGAGAGGTTAACGAGTTGGAGGTGGAGAGTGATATAATTCAAATCTGTGAAGATATTATCGCATATCTGAAGCATCCATCATTTGGATTCAATCTGCCGAATACGGCAAATATTACTATAACAGTACGTACAGAAAATAGTCCTAAGAATTTAACAACGGCAGAATTTCAAGTGGCGATCAGAATACCGAAAGCCGCGAACAGATGCCAAATACCTTTTAACAATCAACCTATAACATCATGACACTAAGTAAACTTTCCGCTGATGGCGGTTCATATCACGTTGCATCCGCTGACGGTGCGGTAACGGGAAAAGCATTTTTCGGTTTCACAGTATTGGAAGATACTGTTGTAACTGTGCTTACATTGGCGCAAGCACCTGCTGGTTATTCAACAACAAACTATTTGACCGCAGCGAACCTATCAGGTAAGACTTTGAAAGCAGGTGCGTTTATCTCCGCTCCGAACGGTGCGACGATCACCGCTATCACACTTTCATCTGGTTCTGTAATCTGCCATAACTTCGTATCATGATCGGAGTTAATGACTTTCTATCTCCTAAATGTATTGGCGGTGCTGCCTTTGATGCAGACGCGCTGAGTTTTATTACTGCATCGGGAATAACTTCCGCGACGCAGAAGAATGCTGTGAATCAATTAGTGATTGATTTGAAAACGGCAGGAGTATGGAATAGCATTAACGCCATTTATCCATTTGTTGGAGGAACGGCAAGCAGTCATAGTTACAATTTGAAGAATACATCAGCATATCAAATAACATGGTATGGCGGTGTTACACACGATGCGAATGGTGTAACATTCAATGGTGTTAATTCATACGGTAATACTGGTTACAATGAATCGCTGATTGAAACATCTTCCAACACACATAGGTCTGTTTATGACCGTTCAACAACAGGAGATTACGCAACTCAAATAGGTGTGCAAGCGGCAGGTGGTGCATATCAAAGAAGTATCATAACTACAAATTATACTGGAAATTACATTATGGATTGTTATGATGTGATAGATAACTTTGGTAGATTAAGTGGTTCTAATGTTGGCTCAAATGCTTTTTGGTTATACTCAAGAACTAGTTCAGCATCAGGTGCAATGAAAGCATATAAGAATGGTGCATTTCTGAAGCAAAGTACACAGGCTGTATATGGTACTCAACCGAATTTAGTTACTTACATAGGTGGCTTGAACGCAAGTGGTACACTAAGTCAAGTTACAACGCATAACCTTGCATCAGCATCTCTCGGTAGTGGTTTAACAGGTACACAGGTTAGTGATTATTACACCGCCATTCAAACTTATCAAACGGCACTAAGCAGACAAGTATAATTATGCAGGTAGGATTATTAACAGAGTCGGAAAAGAATCAATTAGTAGGTCAATTGTATGTCAATGATATTTATTTTAATCCTATTCAAGATGCTAATGACAATTGGATAATTTCTATTGAGGAGATCGACAATTGTATTTACTCTTCATTTATATGGGTTAAATCTTTGCCGTTAATTACTTACGTTCCAAAAGCAAGCGCACAACCATGATTGGAGTAAATGATTTTCTTACACCTAATGGCTTTTCATCTGTAACATACGACACCGATGCGCAGGCGTATTTCACACGCGCAGGCATTACAGATACAACAGAGAAAAACGCATGGAACACATTCGTATTGGCTGCAAAGGCGGCTAATATTTATTCAAAGTTTATTGCCGTTTATCCTGTATCACCTACGTCAATTGGAGCGTCTTACAATAACGCTATCAGTTCGTCTTATACGCTTACATCACCTGCATCACCGTCATTTTCTACTAATGGATGGACTGGTGACGGTGTTACTCAGTATATCCGCACGGGGATCATTCCTAATACGCATCTGACGTTGGATAATACTACGGTAGGGTGGCGCGTAAAAACATCAGCCGTGCGAACTGGTATTGATTGGGGCGTAACAGACGCGACCACTAGCCAGATGTACGGGCGTTCTCGATTTACGGGAGACATTGCCCGTTTTATGTATCAAACAAATGCTTCGGCTTACGACCTTACAAACGCAACGGGTGCGGCTAACATTTTCATGACCGCATCGGGTGCAACAGCGCGTAACATTCGACGTAACACAACATCACTAGGTACATCGGCAGCGACACACGCACCGACAGGATCACAACCAACACGTGAGATTTACTTGCTAGGTCGTAACAACATCGGAACGGCAGATCAGTTCTGCCCTATCAATATGAATTTTTGGCTCATATCAACTGCTTTAATTGGCTCAGAATGCGACACATTGAGCGGATTGATTGACACTTATTCAGCAAACGTAATCTCAGGCGGTAGATAATGGCTAGGCTATACATATTCTTAGGTCAATCTAATTCACGCGGTGCTGCGCCTAACGCAGATATACATCCTTCACTAGCTTCAGCAATGACAAATGTGAAGATGTGGAACGGTTCTGCGTTTGCTTCTTTTGATGTAGGTGTCAATCAGAACTACCCTACGCCAGATACGAATCACGGTGTGTTGCCTGCGTTTCTGTATAATGAACAGGCGCGTGTTAATGAAACAATATACGCTCTTAACTATGCCGTAGGCGGTACGATGCTTAACGACGATACAACATCCAACTGTTGGTATCCGTCACGCGCAGGGGCGTTATTGGATAAGGCTATTGGCGTTATTAATAGCGCACTTGCTACGATGTGGAATACACATTCAGAGCGCACGATTAACTGTTATATCATATGGTCGCAAGGTGAATCAGACACCACCACAAATACCGATGCAAATGCCTATCAGACAAACATGGGTAATTTGATTTCAAAGCTAGTTGCTAATCTTAGCGGAACGGCAATGGTATCGGTGAAAAAGAAATGGATATTTCAGAAGTTAGGTACGCATACATCATACGATGCTACCCGATTAGCAACTATTAACACAGTCTTTGACACGTTGGCAACGGCAGACTCAACTAATAGATTTACTTACGATCCTACAAATAAAACTTTACAAGTCGATTTGCATCACTACGAAGCAAGCGGATATAAGGCAATAGGTGAAGCAATGGTAACAAACATAACCACATCAAACAATTTTTAATTTATCCCCTAATAAATCAAACATCTAATGTTATGGCAACATTTCAATCAATTGACAATTACTTCGGACAGCACCCATACGTCGGTGCATTCATTACAGGTGCGCATTTATTGCTAGGCGCAACATTAGGCAACGCGTCCGATCCTGAGATTCCAAAGATTGTAATGCAGTCAGCGCAATTAGGAGCATGGATAGTCGCAATGTTGGCAGGTTGCATCACGATTTACGGGGTCTTCAAAACACATCACGGAAAGAAATCGAAGAAGTAAACCTAACCAACTAACCAATGAAAAACGTAAAAGGCGAAATAGTAAAATCCACGCTCCGACAATTTCCGAAAACATCAACACGCGCTATCGCTCGAATATTAGTCAAAGAGCATCCAGAGTTATTCACAACACTTGAACAGGCTCGCGGTTTGATAGCATATTACAGAGGCGGTCACGGGAAAGAACTCAGAAAGAAATTGCCTACAAAGGAATTTTTCAGAGTTAAAAAAACTGACGACCCGTTTGAATTTATCCCGAAGTCACACGCTATGAGGCGTGATAAATGGCATCTGCCGAAGTCTATAATGAAAGTTGCGGTGTGGGGTGATCTGCACATACCATACCACGAATCGGACGCAGTTAAAGCCGCTATTAAATTGGCAAAAGATGAGAAGGTTGAGGCGATATTCTTAAATGGTGACGTGTTGGATTTCTTCGGACTTTCATTCCACGAAAAGAATCCTAAGAACCGTCCGCGATTATCGGAAGAATTGGAAGCGGCACGAATATTTCTGAAAGGATTGCGTAAGCAGTTTCCAAAGATTCCGATATATTGGATTGACGGCAACCACGAACACAGACTAGAAAGATACCTAGCAGTTAAAGCACCTGAGTTGCTAGACACCGAAGAATTTCGAATCGATGTATTATTGCGCATGGCTGAGTTTGGAATCACGTATCTGGGATTTCGCACCAAATGCTACTTCGGCAAATTGCTAGTGGAACATGGCGACAGATTACGCGGTACTGGTGGCGTAAATCCTGCACGTACCGCGCGGATGAAGTATAAACGTGCTGTCTTGGTTAATCATTTTCATAAACTTTCTGTTGACTCTGGTAAGCAATATGACGGTGATGTTACAACCTGTTGGAGTAACGGATGCCTCTGTGAGTTAGAGCCTGAGTATATGGAAGTGAACGAACACGTACACGGGGTTTGTCACGTGATCATGGACGGGGATAATTACAGAGTACAACAGTATCAGATAATTGAAGGGAAGGTATATTGATGGACAAGCCAGAAAAATATCCAATCATGACGTTTCCAATTCTGATTGAAAATGAACTGACCAACAAAAAGGAACGGCAGAACTTTACGTTGTATTTTCCTGCGCAACCTGTTGAATATTTTAGCGGTCACACGCTATACGATAACGGGGAGAACTACAATACTACAAAGGTTATGTTATCGGACGGTACTGAATTAATCAGCGCATGGAGTTACGATACTTTCTTAAAGAACGTTGCACCGTATATTGAATACCATTACGTTAAATCATTCATTGAAATACCGAGTGAATAATGGCAGACTTTAATCTATACTATCCTAAGTTGAAGAAGCACGAGGGCGGTTATTGCTCTGCCGAAGATGCTGCAAAGTTCGGAGATAAAGGGGGTGAGACCTATCTGGGTATTGCCCGTAATTTCAATCCTGAGTGGGAAGGGTGGAAAATCATTGACGAATATAAGACGCAACACGGATTGCCTAAATGGAATAGCACCATTCCTGATGACCGTTTGCCTGAACTTGCAAAGGCTCTGACAAAGGTTAAGTATTGGGATGCGCTTAAATGCGATTTATACGCCTCCCAGAGCGTTGCGGAGTACGTTATGGACTTCGGATATAATTCAGGAATCAAAACCGCTGCAAAGGCTCTGCAACGTACAATAGGCGTAACGGATGACGGGCAGATAGGTAATCAGACGTTAACGGCATTGAACGCACACAATCAGCGGACGGTGTTTGAATTGTTAATTCAATATCGCGTTGACTTCATCGGCAAAATTAAAGGGTTGCGTTCGGACGTAATTCAAGGACTAATCAAACGGGCTAAATCATTCAAATTCATATCATGAGTTTTATCGCAAACATTATCGGAAAGGTCACGTCACAGGGCGCGGCTAACATCGTGGAATCAGTCGGAAACGTAGCGGATAAGTTCATCACTACGGGGCAGGAAAAGGAAGAGTTCAAAGCGGAAGTACAGAAGGAAGTGAACCGCCATATTGAGGCAATGGCAACGGCTCAGAATTCTGAATTAGAAACGCTGATGAAGGACATGGATTCGGCACGTAACCGTGAGATTCAGATTGCAACGTCTGACAAAGCACCAATGATTAACAAGATCATTCAGCCTATATTGGCATTGTTGTTATTGGGTTCGTGCTTTGTGATGTGGTACACGAT